TGCCGAAGTTACCATGGTCAAGACTGATGACATTGTCTTCTGTGATTGGAATAAAGCCAATCCTGTAACACTAAAAGAAATTCCACACTATGTTGTCAGTGAAGATAACATTGTCTGGGTGTTTGAAGATGATAGTCTATAAGTGCAACAGCAAATGGCCTATTGCGTCAAGATTTAGACGCTATGTTAAAATGCGAGTATCAGATAAAGATGTTCGCTGGCATCAGCAATTCCTCCGACGCCGAGGAAATCGTTACTGGTGGAAACCATTTGATTCAAAAGATTAATGATTAGTATTAGCCTGATTTAAGTCTAATCCCCCTAGACTTTTCAGGTATAGTTCATATATAATAGTGTTATGGATAAGAAATTATTCATGATGTATATAGGCCTCAAGTCAGACCTTGTAGCAGTCGAGAAAAAGATTACTACTCTCTGATGATATGAGTTTATAAATGTAGTATTTTATAAACGTAAAGGAGAACTATTATGTGGACAACACCATCAGCTCCAGAAATGAGATTTGGTTTTGAAGTTACAATGTACGTAATGAACAAGTAATTGTTCGTATGTACTAAAAGGGGGACTTAGGTCCCCTTTTTTATTGAGAAAATATTATGAATCCAAAAGTAATTAAAGATTTTATTCCAACCACACTTCAAAATGAAGTTCAACACATGCATAATTCTTCAGTATTTACCTGGAGCTTTTATGATAAAATTGCCGCAGAATATGGCGAACCAGTTAACTTTAAAAATCCAAAAATTATTAATCCCATAGGATTAAGTCATGTATTTGTTGATGCAACCAAAATTGTTTCTCCACATTGGAATGTAATTAGACCTATTTTATTATTCCTAGAATATCATGAGGGATTTGAAGTTAAAAGTGTACTAAGAGTTCGTACTCGCAGAACCATGCAAAACACCAGTATTGATGAAACATTTTACAATCCTCCGCACGTAGACCTTCCTGATTCAGTTGCATACAAAACACTAATATATTATGTACATGACTGTGATGGTGATAGTGTATTCTTTAATGAAAGATATACACCAGGAACAGGTCAAAGTACTCTGCAGGATACTGAAGTAACTGAATGTTTTAGACATACACCAGTCAAAGGGCAGGGTATATTATTTGACGGACATCAGTACCATAGTGGAAATAGTCCGGTAAAACAGTTACATCGAACCATTATTAATTTTGATTTTATAGTATAGGAATATCATGAAAAAAATAGTCTTAGTTGGTCATGGATATGTTGGCAAGTATATTGCTGCAGAATTAAAAAACCAAAGCATTAATTTTATCTGGACTCGTCATACTGAATACATACCTTTTGATGCTGACTTTATCATCAATGCTGCCGGCTTCACCGGAGTGCCTAATGTAGATGCCTGCGAGATGCGCAAGGCAGATACGGTTCAGGGCAACATCAACTACCCACTGTATCTGGAACGAACATTTGATTGTCCCATACTGCATCTGACCTCTGGTTGTGTATATACTGGCTACCAGGATGCTGGCTGGACTGAATCAGACGCTCCAAACTTTAACTGGAACAATGGCAGTTTTTATTCTGCCACCAAGGCAGAGTTTCAGAAGCTCTGGACTGAATTTAAATATGATCGTAAAAGTTATCTGTTGCGTCTGAGAATGCCATTTGGTCCAGATAATCTGGACAAAAATCTATTAATGAAGTTGTACAGGTATGACAAACTTGTAGACTTTGAAAACAGCATGACCAATCTAGAAGAATTAGCCGAGGCAGTTTGTTATTTTGTAGAAAATGAACCAGCGCCAGGTATCTATAATGCAGTCAATCCAGGTGGCATAAAAACACATCAGGTGGCTCAGATGTTGGGTCTGGTCAAACCTTATTTTACAGCAGCAGAATGGGCAGGTGCAGGATTAACTCCACGCAGTAATTGCGTATTAAATACCGATAAGATGCAGGCAGTATTTAAATTCAGACCTATTACCGAAAGTCTCATAGATGCGATTGACAAAATCAGACAGATTCCTATATAATGCGTAATATAAGGATCATTAAAACTGGTCTGGATGTAGATCGAATCAAACAGCAGCTGGCTGAACATGCTAGTGACTGGGGAGCACAAAAGAATCTGGATGGTGTGGCACTGCAGGATCCAGAAAAATATTATACCACAGTTGATGTACTGCAGTTGGTCATGGGTGGCATAGAGCATGAAGGACAGTATGTTGGTGATAGCGAAATTTGCATACCAACGCCAGCCTTTAAGCGACACACTGGCATACTGGAAATGCTCCGAGATAATCTACAGGTTCCAACTGTACGCCGCTGTGCATTTTTTAAAATACCAGTCGGACATAAAGTTGGCCGGCACATAGACTTTGGCAGCTATTATCAAACCAAAGACCGATATCATGTCAGTATATCTGGCAGATACAGATACACAGTCGGAGATGAAACCGTAGACATTGAACCCGGAACATTTTTTTGGTTTAACAATAAAGTTGAACATGAAAGTCAGAACATTGCCAACGAGCCTAGAATTGCCTTTATTTTTGATGTGCCCATGGATCCTAGAAATCCTTAGATATATAAATATAATTACACAAGAGGGATAGACTCTTTAAACCTATCATTTTACACACAACACACAGGAGCAGTAAATATGTCAAACATGACACCGTTCGAGATTCGCCTTGAACTTCTAAAAATGGCGAAAGACATGCTCACCGAAGATTATTACGGTAAGCGTGAATCCATAGGTCAGGATTGGAACGTCAAAGTTGAAGTTGCAAAACTCAATGGCGGCACCATACCAGATCATCCAGGCTATCCAGCATATCCAAGCGAAAAAGATATCATAAGCAAAGCACAGGACCTCAACGGCTTTGTAAGTAATATCGATACTAAACCAACTATTACAACTAAGAAATCTACTGTAACACAAAACGCCGCATAGCCCGGGACAAGAGATACTTCTTGTCCTTAAACTAAAGGAGATACAATGTTTAAATTTATACCTATAATTGTATTAGCAGTACTAGCAGTATTTGTAGCACCAGAAATTACTAACTCAGTTGCAGCTGAGCGCCCTCTGAAAGTTAGATACGAAGATTTAAATAGAACCGCTCGCCAACAGGTAGACTGTCTGGCACAGAACATGTATTTTGAATCAGGATGGGAACCGCAGGCAGGTCAGATTGCCGTGGCCATGGTGACCATCAATCGTCAGGAAAGCGGAGACTTTGCACCCACCATCTGTGGAGTAGTCAAGCAAAAAATCGCCAGCACCTGTCAGTTTAGTTGGGTCTGTGAATACAAGACCATCAACAATATCAACCGCGATGTGTATATGCGAGTACGAGCCCTGGCCGTGTATGTGTATGCCAATCGTGACCACATCAAAGATCCAAGCCGAGGCGCTCTATTCTATCACGCAGACTATGTGAACCCAGGTTGGCGTAACATGGTTTACCTGACCAAGATTGGACGTCATAAATTTTATAATCGCAAGGAAACAACATGAACTTCAGACAAACAAATGTATTCTTTGGCGGCATAGCTGCTTTAATTTTTGTGGTAATCCTGGCATTCTGGAACTACAAGATCAACGAAAATACACTCATGAGCAAGAACATCAATGAAGCCATGACCAAGGGCATAGACCCGCTGAGTGTTCGTTGTACCTATGCAGCCGACACAGATAACATTTGCCTGGCCTATGCTCTGAGAAGCCGAGATCATAATACAGACATACCAGTACCAATTAGAAAATAAGATGAGTTTTGGGGTCATTACTCAGTAACGAAATGACTGCTTACAATAACAGGAGTAAACAACAATGAAGTATTTACCAAAATTAGATGTTAACTTAGTTGGTAACATCGTGGTAGCATTAATTATTGTTAAAGTGTTAGCAAAACTTTTAGGATAAGCATCAAGGGTTGGTGGACCCCCAAAACCACCAATATTTTTATCGACTCTTTTGAAAAAAAACTATAGAATACAGATATATAATATAGTAGTATGACTTTAACATTAAATGACTGATCGGAGATAGTAGTTCATGAAGCTAAACGCACCCCCAAAGAAAAAAGAAATGAGTAAGTTGCAACAGCAATTATTCAACAACAATCCACTTTTTATTAATAAACCCCAAGACAAAAAACCACCGCATATTTTTATTGCTACTCCCATGTTTGGTGGTAGTGCTAATTACATGTACATGATCAGCCTGATTAATCTCTTGACCAAGTTGGGTCAGGCAGGTATTCCCAGCATGTTTGAGATTGCAGCCAATGAGAGTTTAATCACCAAGGCTCGTAACATTCTGGTAGAAGGGTTCCTAAAATCTTCTGCTACTCATATGTTATTCCTGGATGCCGATCTGGGCTTTGATGCCGACGATGTACTTCGCATGATTCAATCAGACAAGGATCTCATCGGCGGTCAGTATGCTAAAAAGAAAATTAACTGGGATGTAGTTAAGCGTGTAGTTCAGGGTGTTCCTGATATTCCACCTGCTCATGTTAATGCAGTCATTGCTGAAAGTACTTTCAGACCCATTGGTGACACCATGAGCTTTGACATCAACCAACCAGTTGAAGTAGAAAGTATTGCTACTGGTATGATGCTGATCAAGCGTGAAGTATTTGAAGGCATGATTGAAAAACTAGGCGATGAAATTAACATCATCTCTGGTGGTTCAGAAACCATGGATCCCAAGACCATGACTCGTGTTACAGATGCACATCGCAGAGCTTATTCATTCTTTGACGTAAGCATTGACCCAGTAAGTCGTGCATATACCAGCGAAGACTTTACCTTCTGTAAACGCTTTAGACAAATAGGTGGCAAAGTTTGGTTAGCTCCATGGACTCGTACAGTTCACGTAGGTACTTATGAATATGTTTGTGATCTGGGTGCTGTAGCTAAATATACACAACAGATGATGGATCATAGTCCAGCTGCTAGTAGCACACCATTCCCTCAGAGTCCAGCTGGTGCAGAAATTAAACCAGTACAGGTTCCAGCATAATGGCCGGAATCAAGGACAAGGTTAATGCAGGTCAGGACATCATGGGCCTTAAGCTCATGGGTCCAGACGGCCAGGTCAAGGATAATCGTTTAGTAGACGAAGAGAGCGAAGTCGTGCTGACCAATGAATTCTTAATCAGTCGAGAGTTCACCAGCAGCAACGACTTCAGCACCTGGGTAGACAACTATCATGTGCAGACTCGTATTCCGCGCATGGACATCATCATTGACTATTGTCAGAGTCGAGACATAGACATTGAATCAGTTGCACCTCTGATCAATCGTGTACTAAAAGAAAAAATCCGAGTCGAAGCCGAAGAAGCTAAACTCATGAAACCCACGGGCAGATTACCATTATAGCAATGTCGGAATTCGATGCCTATAAGATGTATCTGGCACTCAAGGCTCATTTCCAGACTGAAAACTATGATGTGTTCAAAATGAAAGGACGCATCAGTGCCAGTCGCAAGAGCTTTGATGGTGCAGGTAAAGAGTTGGCATTTCGTCGTCTGGTTAAGCTGTACAAGGACGAGGAAGTCTGTAATTTCATGGTGGCTAACTTCATCACAGGTAATCGCTGGGGTGGCGTATTTGATGTAGCAGCTGCTCGTGAATATGCAGACTGGCAACGTCGTCAGCAAAGCCTGCGTTATATATTTGAACAGGATCTCCGACAACTATATGACGAAGCTGCAGACCATGCTGTAACCGACATCTTTGATCATGAAGCAGGTCAGCATCCTCTGGTGCTAAAGGCATTCCTAAGACGCAGCATAACTCCAGAAACTCTGATTATATTAAACAAGTTAACTGGGTTTGCCGCAGACATAGATCTAGATACCGATCCAGTCTGGCCAGACATACATAGACTCATAGTTAAATATGCACCGTTCCTAAAAATCAAACTCGAACCCTATCAGGAAATATATCATGGCTTTAAATGAAATAGAAGAACAAATCAGTCTGGAACGCATTCGTCAGCTAGAAGAAGCAGTCATGGTCCTGAGCTCAGACATACAGCACATCAGTCAGGCTGTCCGAGATTGTCAGGGCATGATAGTTAAAATAGCAACCAATCAGCAGCAAATGGCCGAAAGAGTCAGCATGTGGCCCTATGTCAAGGTCGAAACCAAACGCAGTCGTAAACCCAGACCGCCGGAGGGAGATATATATTGACAGCAACAGAGTTTTATTATATAATGTCTTTGATGAGTAGTAATTCGTCATGGTAATACCAAAACTAAAATACAATTATACAACGCACATACTAAGGAGTAATACATATGGCTTTTAATAGCTTATCCGATCTAAGAAATAGTCGTGGCAATTTTGATTCATTAATGAAAGAAGTTGAGAAGATTGCCAATCCTCAAACCTCAGATAGCCGAGACGATGAACGTTTCTGGCAACCTGAAGTCGATAAAGCCGGCAATGGCTTTGCAGTAATTCGTTTTCTTCCTGCACCTAAAGGTGAAGAAATGCCCTGGGCAAGAATCTGGAGTCATGGATTCCAAGGTCCAACTGGTAAGTGGTATATTGAGAATTCACTAACCACTATTGGTAAACCTGACCCTGTGTCTGAAATGAACAACGAACTTTGGAACTCAGGTTCTGAAGCCAACAAAGAAATTGCTCGTAAACAAAAACGTCGCTTAAATTATACCTGTAACGTTCTAGTCATACAGGATCCTGCACATCCAGAAAACGAAGGCAAAGTTAAATTATTTAAATTTGGCAAACGCATCTTTGACAAGATCAAAGATGTCATGCAACCTCAGTTTCAGGATGAAGAACCAGTTAATCCGTTTGATTTTTGGAAAGGTGCTAACTTCAAATTAAAGATTCGTAAAGTTGAAGGTTATCGCAACTATGACAAATCAGAGTTTGAAAGCATTGCGCCTTTGAACGCGGATGATGCAGAAATTGAAAAAGTTTGGACACAACAACACAGCCTGGTAGATTTTTCAGATGCTCGTCATTTCAAATCATATGAAGAGCTCAAGAAGAAATTAGACAGTGTTCTAAGTGGTGTTCCAGCAGCAGTACGACATGCTGAAGAAGTTGACCTGGCAACACCAGCTGCAGTTAAACCTGCGGCAGCTGCTAGACCAGCTCCACAGCCTGAAGAGGATGATGACAGTAGCCTAAGTTACTTTGCTAACCTGGCTGCAGAAGATTAAAACGTCCCTTAAAGAAGGATGTTTTGAAGGGGCTTCGGCCCCTTTTTTTACATGGAAAAACTGCGATTGATATATCGCTCCAGAGCGTTTTCAGAGGGTCTGACTTCGCCTCGGGGCATATAAGTAGTCTGATTATTTGATGGCATGGCTTGTTGTGCTGGTGCAGTAACAACTATAGGAGCAGAAGTTTTAGCATCAACCATGTCCTGATTCTTCATGGTGATGTCTCGAATTTCACT